ACTCTGCGGTATTCGCTCTCGACCTCATCGTCCAGTTCGAAGCCAAGGTCTACGAGTGCTTCTTTGATTTCTTTGTATGTTATTGCCATCTTTTTACCTCGTTATAAGAAATAAGGGGCGGCAGGGACTTTTCCCACCGCCCCACGATTCTGCCCTACTGTGGGAGTTCTACGATTGAGAAGATGAGTGAGGCAGACGGAGTAATTTTTACTGCGTCTTTGTCAGCACCGCTTACGTTCTTGAAGTATCCGCTGTCGAGAACAACAGCTGAAGCCTTTCCTGATGGTACAGTCACAACCAAGTCAGAGCCTGCACCCTGAATGCCGTTGCCGACAGCAAAGGTTACCGTTGCGGAGGCAGACCCCGCGTTGTTTATCAGGAAGAGTGTTTTGTAATCGCCGCCAGTATATTCGACTGTAAATGCCGCACTCTTTGTAATTGGGGTGATCGCACTTGCCTCATTGAGTTTGAGGATAGGGTACTGTGTTGCACTTGCAGTAGATCCTCTTGTGATATCGATTGCCATGTTATATTCTCCTTTTCCGAATTGTTAGCATTAACGTGTTGTGTCCGAATTAGTTAGCGGAGCACTCAAGCATGACGAGTTCCTTAGGTCTTACGATCTTTGCGCCGTACAGCTTGAAGCCCTTGACTGCATCTGCGAAGGATGCTTCAGGTCTGTAAGCCTCTGTGTGTGCCTCGCTCATTGCTACTGCGATAGCTCTCTTTGTTCTGACCTGAACGTAGTAGTGTTCCTTTGAGGAAACTGTCTTGTGTGCTACGTTGTTGGACATCTTGATGGTCATGTTGCCGTACTTAGCAACTTTGCCGTTTGTCAGGTAATCGCTGTTGTCTGTATCGACCTTCTGATATGCCTGACGGAATACCATGTACAGCCATGGTGGGAGAATGATCTCGACCTCTGTTGCAGGGTTTACATCGTTCTCATACAGCTTCTGCTGAACTTCATCGAATACGGACATTACGTTGTCCTTGGTGATTACAGTGTTAGTTGCACTGTAGACCTGAACTCCGACCTTGTTTACATCAGGGTGAACGAGGTTAGCGATATGAAGGTCTATCTTGTTTGCGACCTCTTCCGAAGACTCTGTGTTCAGGACAGCCATTACGTTGCCTGCGCCCTGCTCCTTGTCGATGTCGCCTACTGCATAGTTGAAGTAAGCCGCCTTATCGACTACGAGTGATACGGAAGTGTCTGCTACCTTTTCAGGTGTTGAAAGAGTGATATCTCCCTGTGAGAGGTCATGCTCTGTGACTGTCGGCTTGCCTACGCCCTTGATTCTGACTGTGTCGCCGAGTCCCTTGATCTCTCCGCTGTACTGCTGATTTGTTCCGTCAGCGAATACGAATACTCTTTCGAGGTCTCTGTCGATTGCCTTCGACCAAATCTTTGCTTTGAAATTCTGATATGACATTGTGTTTGTTCCTTTCTGCTGAGTTAGTTACTATAGCCTGCCCATCGACCTCATGACCTTGTCCCAGTTGGCATCCATTTCTTCATCGGTCAAGTTGTCGAGTTCTTCGGATGTGTAGTAGTCTCGTTCAGCCTTGGTATCGGATACTCTGCCGATAGCATCGGGCGCAAGTATCTTCTCCTTGAGCTCCATAGCCTTGGATGCGTAGTATGCTTCCTTGGTAGGAACTCCGTTGGCAATGAGCCTTGCGAACGAGTCCCCTAACTCATCCAATGACTTTACGTTCGGATCGATTGCCTGTACCTCACGTAAGCCTTCCTGCATGAGCCTGTCCACCTGAGCATTCAGCAGTTCGTCCTCAAGAGACTCATAACGGGCTTTTAGATCCTCGTAGTCTCTGTCTCTTTCGTAGTCCTGCCTGTACTCCTCAGGGTCTCTCTGCTCTGCGTAAGCATTGGCATTGATGACTAAGTCCTCTACAGACTCTCCGTCAAAGTACCTCTGAAGTGCCTCCATCATCTGACGCTTCTCGTTCTCCAGTGCCTGATTCTGTCTGCGCATTTCCGCAAACGCGGCATCTGCATCACTACGCTGATGTGTAGGCTGTTCGGTGCTTTCGGAATTATCCGTGTCGGGTGCAGTTTCAGCGACCTCCTGCGTTTCTTCGCTTTCGAGAGCTTCTGCTTCAGGTTCAGCGACTTCCTGAATTTCTGCGCTTTCGTTGTAGTTCTCGTCCATTTCATCAATTCCTTTCTTGTTAAGTTGTTAGATGACCTTGAATCGCTTCTCGGTCGATACGTATGCTTCGATAGCCTCCTTTGCCTTCTTCTCATCGGCAGTCTCACGGCTTTTCGAACTTTTCTTTTGCGGTGCTTCTTCCCATCCGCACCAGTTCTTGAGAGCGAAGTTTGTCACGTTCGGCACATACTTCTTCAGCATTGCACCCGAAGCGATAGTGTCAGCGCACATATCACGCATCTGCTTTGACTCGGTCGGATGCAGTCTGAACCATTCGTGTACATCTGCTCTCGGTTTCTCTATGTAGTCAGCGAACGAAGAGATTGTCGGCACGACTTCATAGCCGTTCGACTCGACATTTTTAAGGAAGTCTTCAAACTTCCCAAGCATCGTGCTTGCCGACATCCCCTTCACGCCTTTTGTCAGGTCTGTTGCTTTTATCTTTGCCATAGCTACTGTGCGAGCGATGCCTGTACTCCCTGATAAGAGCCGCCGCTCACTCCTCCTGTATTTACTCCGCCTCCGACTGCCATCGGATCAAGCGGATTCCCGTTTTCGTCTACTGGCATCTGTCCCTGTGCAAGCATCTCCTGTCGCCTTTCAACGATGCCTATGAGTACATCCTTCGGTATCGATGCGTGTTCAGGGTATGCCTGTGCGTATTCCTCGAAGGATATCTTGCCGTTGTTGAAGAGGTTCGTCAGTTCCTGCTGTGTCGCCATCTTTGACAGTGTCGTGTCTTCTGCGATATCGACTCGCACGTTCGGCATGATAGCCTCTATCTCTTCAGCGGATATCTCTACTCCGTCCATGCTGATGCCTTCAGGGTTGTATACCTTCCACAGTTCGAACCACAGCAGTGCTACGTTCTCAACGAAGTCCTGATACATCGAGACTTGCTCGTTCAGCGGTACTTGCTGTTGGTCTCTGATAGTCTGTGCCGCTGTACCCGATACTCTCGAAAGGTCGATGTTACCAAGCTGTGCATCGGATGCGCCTGCGAGTGTCCTCGACTCGTTCAGGAGTTCGTCACTAAGCTGTTTCGCATCTCCGCTCATGGCCTGCGGTGCAAGGTAGGCGATGATGTTGCCGATGCTCTGCGCACCGCCGCCGTTCACTTTGAGTGCCGCGCCGACCTTGTCAAGATCCTCAGGATTCGACAGGAGCGAGTCGTCATATGCTATCCTCGGAAATGCAGTCTGTTTTATGCTGATAGACCTGCGAGCGAGTGTCTTGTTCAGTTCAAGCTGATTCGGTATCAGCTGTTCTACTTCGCTCACGCCTCGTGCATCGTTCGGCAGTTCGAGCCATACCATCGGCACTATCGGATACATCGTCAGGCCTGTAGGATAGAGTTCACCGCCCTTTGACTGCTGTATCGGCTTGATAGGCTGATACATGACATTCTTCGTGCATCTGCCCACTGATACGATGCCTGTCTTGATGTCTTTCTCCATGTACAGAAGGCTCGTTATCTTGCCCTTGACTTCTTCCTTATTAAGGAGAGTTGTGGTCATGTCCTTGTCAGGCTGTATCAGCTCGATGTCCTTCTTCGATACGCCTGCAAGCCTTGCACGTTCTTTGACAAGTGAAGGCTCAAGTCGTTCCTCGATGATGATCCACGGCTGATCCTGTATCTCTACGATGTTCTCGTCACCGAGATGCATCTGAGTGTTGTGGATTATCTGCGGACTCTTGCGTGTGTCGCCGCCCTCGCCCCAGTAAACGTATGAATCTGCCTCGATGGATGCGTGTTTCAGGTTCTTCCATGCGATGCGGTTCATCTTTGCCTTCTCCCATGAGATGGCGAAGAGTGTGTTCAGCTTGTCTATCGTCTCCTCTGCCGTTATCTCTCTGACAGCAGGAGAGCCGTCAGGATTGATGCCGTCCAGTATCTGTACTGGCTCGCCGCCGCCCATGTCAGAAAACAGTGCAGTCACTGAGTGCTGTGCGATGGTCGAGACTTTGTAGTCTACTGTCGGCTTGATGAAGTTCAGCATCGGCAGATTCTCCATGCCCTTGCTGTCTTCGACTGCTTCCCACTGCTTGCCTGAGTACATCTGCCAGCATTTTTCCGTCTTCACAAGGATGCCCTTCTTGTCCATGTAGCTTTTGGACTTGTTGTAGCGATCCCAAATTCCGTAAATGTCTATTGCCATGTGCTATACCCTCGCGTTATCTATGCGTTCGAGCATGATCTCGTCTTCAGTCTTCTCTTTCTTCTTCTTCGGTTTAGGCTTCAGTATCTTCTTCTGTGCGTTTACGTTGTATCCGATGACGAAAGCTCCAATGGTGCATATCGGCATCAGAAACGACATCGCTAATAGTGCGTATATCATTCAGATCACCTTTACCCTTCCGTGTCCCTTTGAGCCGTGTGACTTCGCCCAAGCAGGGAACATCTTCTCAAAGTAGTTCTGCTTCTTCTTTTGCGGTGAGTCGCCGCGCTGATATATGAGTCTGTTCAAGGCCTGACTCATGGCATCGACTTGGTCATCGTGTGCCGCGTTAGGGAACGCACTGCACTCTTCCACGAAGTCGCCCGTGAATCGCTTGTGCTTCGGCAGATGTACGTTGCCCGACTCGATAGCACCGAGGATCGCCTGTACACGCGCCATCTTGCTTCCGATAGGCTGTATCGGTATCACGCCCGTCATCTCGTAACGGAGCATCCTGATAATGGCAGAGCCGTTAGCCCTGTCCTCTATCAGAGTCGTCTTGCATTCGGGGTACATCGCACGTAAGCGTCTGACCTCTACTATCGTGTCAGGGAATGACAAGTGCTTCTTTACTGCGTCAATAAGGTAGATGTCAGCACCATTCTTGCCCCATACCTGTATAGCTACGAAGTCGGACTGGTCTTCGTCCTTGAAGGCCGCGTCCACGCTCATTACCCATGTATTTATCTGCGGAAGTTCCTCGTAGTATTCCCACCAGTCACGCTCGATGATGTTACCTTCCATAGCGGTAGGCCTGCCCTGAAAGAGTGCGTTCCATGTCATCGAGCCTTCCCTGCTCACGAGGCTCTTCTTGTACTCTTCAAGCCATGCGTTTCCCTTGCCAATCTCAGGACAAAGGGCATCACCTATCTGCCGACCAAGGAGGTCATTCCTGTCCTCGCATTCGCAAGGGAAGCGTAATAGCTTGATGTTCTCTTCTTCTGCAAGTAGCCGTCCTGCAAGGTCGTCCTCGTGCCAACGAGTCATGATCAGGATCACCTTCGAGTGCGGTGCAAGACGAGTCTTGAATGACATCAGCCACTCGGCGTATATCAGTTCTCTTCGGCTCTTCGAAAAGGCTTCTTTGTTGTTCTTGATAGGGTCATCGATTATCATCAGATTCGCAGGACGACCAGTGACACCAGTGCCTACGCCTCGGCTTATCATGCCGCCCCCGTGCTCCGCTATCTCGAACTCGACCGCCCTGTTTGAGTCCTTCGCTACGTGTATGCCGAATATCGACTCGCCGAACTCCTCGACCTTTCGCTTGTTGTTACGACCGAACTTGATAGCAAAATCTTCATTATATGAGATCTCGATTACGTGCTTGTCAGGATGCCGCCCCAAGTCCCACGATGGAAGCGTCTCAGTTATCGACTGCGACTTCCCGTGCTGTGGCGGTGTTGTGATCACCAGTATCTCGTATGGCTTGTCGGTCTCACGCTCTACGAAGTTCTGTACATATCCGCATAAGAATCTGTGAAAAGGTGTCTTCTTCCATGCACCCCTGTGTACATGCATCACATATTCGCAGTAGTCGGTCTGTAATATCGCGTTGTACGTTTCTACTGCACTCGGATTCCCCATTCACTCACCTCGATTTCCACATTTTTTGTAATTTTTTCTCAGGGCATACTTCCCCCTTTTTGCCGTTTGGGGATGACGGGTTGTCTCTACTTCGTAGCCGTCAGGCAATTAAAAAAGGACACCCTTGATCGGGTGTCCAACACACATCTGTTTTCAGGTGGCTGTTTTCAGGTGCTTTCCGTTTTGTGAATAGCACTTTTCAAGTGGTTTTCGATTTGTGAATACAATCTATATATATATAGAGAAGAGAGTCATACGATTGGGGCGGAACGGGTAGGAAATGAACTGTCCCGACCCTGTCCGCGCCCGTCTCTCAATCCCTTTATTTTCAACGCGTTGAAGGTTCTCGATTGTAGGTGGGGGCGCGGTAACTATTCCGTAAAACAGAATTGTCGGAACAGTTCTCTAGACCGCGGTCTATACCCCGTCCGCTTGTTAGCCTTCCTCTTTGCCGTGTCGGCCTATGACGTGCTGTCGTAACGTGTAGGGGATGTCTCGTAACGTGCTTAGGTTGTATCTAATTAATAGATACTTGATGCATTACTCATTTGTCAATCAATCTGTATACTGCTTTTGCATCTGAGCCAGTGCGGCGGCCTGCTGATCTGCTTCAAAGCCTGCGCCCGCTCAGAGCCTAAAAACGGCCTGTAATCGGCCATATCATAGATCAAGCCAATATAATAAAATCGCTCTCAGGGCGAAATATGGCCGTATAGAGGCATATTTCTGCAAAGGTATCATGATACCTTGAGATTACAGATACAATATTCTCCGTGAAACAAAACCGTGAAACCATTGAAATTTCAACGCTTTCAGCCTCTAAAGTTATCCACATGCCAAAAGAAAAAACAAAATAAAAAACGCCTTAAAACGCAAATTTTGGCCGCGTAAAAAAGTTTTCCACAAGCAAAACCGCAAGTTTTCCACATAGTTTTCCACACTTTCCACATATAAAATCCTACCGATCTTGTCCGATTCCCTACATTATATAGATATATATAGGCACTGCCTCAGAGCCTGCACCAGTGACCGCACGAGATCGGGCCGAAAGTCATATGTTAAGATATTCTTAATGATGCCAGGCTTTCATTAAGAAACTTTAACTTTACATAGTGTAGCACCATGCCTATAATTAGAATTGTCAGAGGGACACAGGGATGTGAACCAAGGCGGCGGGCTTCGGCCCGTGTCGCGGCACTGATCACCAGCCGCGCCCCCTGTTAGGGCAAAGGCGATCTCCCGCACTGGGTAACGTGCCACACCTTGACAATCTGATTAGTTCGCAGGGATGCGCCGCTGATCATTCACGAGTATAGCAGGAACTAACCGCAAGTGTTAGGGCTCAGCGCGTCAGAGAATGCGCATAGAGGCAAGCAGGGACACCGACCGAAGCACCACGGAGGACAGGCACAGAGAAATCACCGTCCGCGACAGTTTCACGACAAAGCTACAGTATTAAGGCGTTAAGCCTTAAACAGACCGCACCAGTAAAGGCGCGGCGTGTTTAGGGAATAACCTATCAACCTATTTTTTTATAGCATGGTGCGACACCATGAACACAGTCAAGGAGGTAAACAACAATGACTAACAGCGAAGCAATCAGAGCATATGTAAACGGCACAATGAAGCGCGGCGCGGTAAATCATATCGGCTGGAATAATGACCGCTTCATAAACTACAGCACAGAACTCTGTCACATTGACAGAGAAGCAGGAACGGCACTTTTTAACATCCGCAAATATAGCGCAACAACAAGCAAGATACAGAGCCGCCTGAGATACGAACTGGAGGCGGCAGGATTTGAGATCATCGAAGTTGAAGGCGAGCCTGCTTACATATGGAACTATGGTTATCAGGGCGCGGAACGCGTGACAATGGAAGATGTTTACAGATGGATTTAACACCTAACAAAGCGCATTCAAACGAGTGCGCTTGATTAGATGTTAAAGCTATCAAACATACTCAGGAGGTAAAGACATGAGATTCACAGTGGATGGTTACGAGATCGAGATCAAGGCGAAGGACATAGGCGACAAGAGATTCAGCAAAGAAGATACATTGTATTTTATGAATCAGCTTTCGATATGGATGGCAGAATCAGCGCATTACACAGCTTTCGAGCATCGCAATGATAACGGATTCTATGACAGCGACACCGAAGCCGTTGAGATCGGCAAGCGTTGCGGCGAACGTCTCAAAGAGGCATCATATGACATTCACGATCAGCTTGATGCACTTGGATTCTATGACGATATCAGATAGCACTTAACAAGCCCGCTGACAAGCGCGGCGGGCTGATTAAATGCTATCAATGCGAACTATCAAGGAGGTAACAACATGAAGTATTTCAACATCAAGGACATCAGGTGCATCGAAGACCTGAAGAAGGTTTATTTCTCACTGGCTCAGAAGGTACACCCTGATCACGGCGGGAGCGAAGAAGAATTTAAGGCTCTCAATTCTGAGTATCAGTCACTGTTTCCTAAATTTAAGGACATTCACAAGAACATTAACGACAAGGAAGAGACCGAGAGACGCGGCAAGGTATGGGAAGAATACTGGACAGCGAAAACACCATGCAAAGAGTGCGCGGATGACTTCATCAAGATCGTGTCCTTCCTGCTGACACTGGACGGCCTGAACGTAGAGCTGTGCGGCCGCTGGTTATGGATAGGCGGCGACACACGCAAGCATAAGGAAGTTCTTAAATCTATGGGCTGTAGCTGGAATGCTAAAAAGAAGCTGTGGTCATGGCACTACAAGGAAGACAGCACAAGCAACTGGAAGAAGCGCAAGGCGTGGGAAATGAACACCATCCGCGCGGCGTATGGTTCTCAGACATTCTACAAGGAAGAAGAGCAGAAGTTGATAGCGGGCAAATAAAGCCCGCTTTTAGTTAGGAGGTAATGACATGGCTATAGACAAGAGACTGATTGACAGAGCACGCGAATTATTCGCAACAGTATATGATGACGGCGACCGCGTAAGAATTTACCCAACAAGTTTTCACTATGAAACGCCGATCACTTTCAGAACAAATGAAGCACTGGCTGAGTACATCGAGTACGAAGAAGAGGCACTGGCTGACTTTTACGGGGAACTATCAGAGGACTTTATCTAAGGAGGTACTGACATGAAATATGCAGAACTGGTAGAGAGATTCAGAACATCGGGAGTATTAACGGCTGACCCGAAGAGCATCAACACACCATACAAGAAGAAAAAGGCTCTTCTGAGATGCCTTGCGGAAGAATGGCAGTGGGATTTTCAGAATGAGACTTTTGACTGGTGGGATATAACACAGTGTCAGGACTTCTTCACAAAGCACGGCAAGAAGTACGGGCTTCTGAATGAGTTCAGAGAGAACGGGATCATCTAAGGAGGCATAGACATGGGCGTGTGGGAAATGACCGCAGTAATCGTTTATAAATCGCTATGGTGGATACTTCCCGCACTGGGAAGCATCGTAGCTATGGCAATCACAGACAAGGAGGATGAATAAATGAGTGCTTTTGACGCATGGGAACTTGACGACATGATCGGAAAAATCGAAGACATGGAACAGAGCTTCAGGGATCGCGAAAGTGAGTACGCCCCAAATGACTTCGAGGCTTTTATGAATCACTTGGAAAACGCGAAAAGGCTTCTGTATGAAGCATGGATATTAGTATAGCCCTTAACAGACAGCATCTGCATGGTGCTGTCGATTAAAGGCTATCACACAACAACAAGGAGGTAATGACATGACACTGGTAAACGGCAGAAGGAAATTCTTTTGGAGCGATGAGATAAAAGATATCGATGCGGCTATTCAGCACACACTCGACTGCATAGCAGTC